CTGCTGGCATTCGTTGCAGGCGCGGGCGAGTTCGCAGTGGTCGTCGTGGGTCACGGCACAACCCATGGCGGCTTCGGGTCGGTCTCAAGCTGATCCGCCCATGCGCGCAGCCAGACCCACGCCTCAACGCCGCCGGGCTTGCCGATGTCGCCGCGCTCCACGGCGTCCTGCGCGGCGTCACGGAGCGTCTGGACGACAACCGCCCGCAGTCGTTCCTGCGCGCCTTGCAGTTCGTCTCGCAGGTTCTGGGCTGCCGTGGTGGCGTCGGCGAGTTCGGCCTCAGCATCATGGGCCCTCCGCGCGGCACTCATGGCCGAGTTGAACCAACTCTCGCTCCACTCGAGGTGGTGGTCGCGCTGGCCTTCAACAGCAGTGATTTGATCCCGCAGCCGCTCGACCTCGCCCCGCAGCTCACGGTTCTCCCGTGTGAGCACTTCGGCCAGGGGTTCGGGGAACGCGCACGGCTGGGCGACGTCGTCCTCCCACTCGCGCTGCTGCTTGGCGTTCATCGTGCTCTCCTTGTCGTGACGGCCGGGTGGGAGTTGCGGGCGAACCATCGGGTGCGGGCGCGACGTTCACGCCAACGCCGGATCATGCGGCGCTCTCCATCCATGAGCCGTGCTCCTTGCAGGTGCCGCCCCAGTACTGGTTGTCACCGCTGGGCGAGTAGAGCCATTCGGTGCTCCACGAGTGCGACGAGAACTTGCCGCACTCGGGGCAGGGAATCGCTCGGACGTGTTCGCCCATGTGCAGACAGTCCGGCAGCAGTTCGCTCACGACGCCTCCTCCTCGTCCGCGTCGTCGGTGCCGTAGTCGACCAACCAGTCAGCGCGTTCGTTCAACCACTGCCACGCGCGATCCCACAGGCTCACGACGCACCACCGTTGATGAGGCGGGCGAGGGCGAGGGCGTTGCGGAATGGGGGCGTGTGATCGCACTTGACCGGGTCGGGGCAGTCGTGGTCGTAGGTGCTGTCCTCGCACGCCGAGCAGTATGGGAAGCGCCTGCCTTCGACCGTGCACCCGAGGGGGCAGGCGGTTGCGTCCAGCCAGTCCGCCAGCGCCAGTCCGACGCCGGGGTGCATGGTGGCGATGTACCCGACGTTCATTTCGGCCTCGCCGTTGTGATGTGGTCGCGCCTGTCCAACCGTCACCACGCGCCGTCCGTGAGCCTTAACGGTCGTCCACATTCCAGCCCGGACTCCGTCGATCTCCTGCGTCGCTCGCCATGGCCCTTCGGTTGCGCCATTCGAGTAGGCCCGCAGCGTCGTGGCTGCCTGTCGTAGTTCCTCCGCGCTCATGCGGTCACCTCATCCGGCGTCCATGCGAGCCACGTCCTAGGCGTGCCCGCGTTCATCAGGTGATACGAGATCGGCTGGCGTGGTGGTTTCCGCGCCAACACAGGGACCGCGACACCAGGCAGCAACGCAGCCACCCGGAGCAGGGCCAACCGTTCCGCGACACCCGGCGTGCTGGTGCGCTTGCAGTTCACGAGCAGCACCTGCCCGGCCTTGAACGCGATGACGTCAGCGACACCCTTCGACGAGGCGGCGCGGGTGCAGTGGTAGCCGTTCTCGGTCAGGTCGTGCATCACGGCGTACTCGACGCGCCGGCCGTCGTGGTAGGAGCTCATGCCGCTCGCCTCCTGCGCCGCTTCTCAATCTGCGCCGCCTGCCGGTGCTTCTTGCTACAGAACGACCGCCTACGACCATTCGTCGGCTGCAGCACCACCGCGCCACAGAACCCACACACGCGCGGGTCAGCCTGCTTCTGCCGCTTCGACCGGGTGAAGTCGACGCCACCGTTCACGCCGGACACCTCGAGGCCCTTGCGCTTCATGGCTTCGGCTTCGGCGAAACAGGCGAGCAGTCGCGGGCAGGCGCGGCACAGGTCGCGCGCCTTCTCACGGTCGGTGACGTCATCGCTGGTCCAGAGTTCGGTGTCGTTGTCCGGGTCGGTGCACGGGGTTCGCCAGGTCATGCCGTCTTCCCCCATCGGTTGCTGACCTCGCAGGGTCGGCAACGCTCACTGGTGTCCCAGACGCTGGTGCCGCAGTCGACGCACTGGCCTCGCTTGTGGCGTCCGCGGCCGGGCTGGAGTGCTCGCTTGCCGAACCTGCGGGCGAGGTCGTGACGGTCGGCGCGCTGGAGTGCCCGCTCGAGGTTGGCTGCTGTGACCCCGAGCCGGTCGAGGATGGTGCGCGGGCTCTCGCCGCACGAGAGGAGGAAGTCGACCTCCTCGGCGTAGTAGTCGCGGATCCTGTTGTGCGCCTGGACGCTCATGACTGCTCCTTGGCGGCTGCGAAGTCCGCGAGCCGCTTCTGCTCGGTTCGGATCGGCCGGCGTGATGCGAGCTCGGCCTTCAATGCCAGGTACTCGGGGTCGGCCAGTGGTGGCGGAGTGCGCTTCGACTCGCACACGGGGCACGGGTGGACGTTGCTGGGGTGCTCGGGGCAGTGGACGTCGTTGTCACCGCGGCGGGTCGGCTGCGTGCCATCCGAGCGGCGCCAGTGAGGACCGGGGCCGGGAAGCAGGCCGGGCGTCAGGACGGACGGTTCGGCCGCGAGGTTGAGCAGTGCGTGCGCGACGTCCCATGCGTCCGCTGTGGTAGCCGCCTTCTCGAGGGCTGCGACGATCCCCACGGTGCGCCACTCGGGCCGCATTCGGCTGACGAACGCTGCGAGCGCTTCGGCTTGGACTCGGGTCATGGTGGTCATGCGTCCACCACGCCGTCTGCCGAGCCGGCCCTTACGTAACTAGACGATGTGGTGGAAGGTGACCAACCACTAAATACTCCGTTGGGTCCGGTCCTGTGATGTCCCTTCCCTTCCCTTCCCTTAGCGTCAACGCTCCTCGCGGGCATAGCGTCCGCTGGACCGTGCGCTAGAGCGTGCGCCATAGCGTTCACAGGACCACCTCCCCGATGCACACGAGGCAGGACCCGACAAACGGGTGTCCGTTCTCGACATGCTTCTTGTGATTGGTCTTGGCGGCACCCTCGGCCCGCTTGCGCTTCTGCTCGCGGAGCTTGTCGACGGGGTCGTTCCAGTTGAACCAGCCGGTGATGAACCAGCCCTCCTCGCGCTCCTCCCAAGCCTTCTCGCGGACCAGGGCGGCGACGCGGTTGGGGACCTTGTTCAGCCCGACGGCGACGAGGTCGAGATCGAACTCGTAGACGACGCCGTCCGTCTCGCCGGCCTTGGCGTACGCGAGGCCGCGCAGGTACAGCAGCTCGGCGTCAGGGCCAGCGCGTCGAATGCGCGGGTCGCGGAGGTAGTTGGCGTCCAGTGGGACGTAGACGCTCGGGGCGTGCTTCGCCATCAGAGGGCCCTCCCGAGCCATTCCTCGTCGGTCTTGGTGCGGCGCTTCGAGTTGCAGGAGCGGCACAGGGTTCGCAGGTTGCTCGGGGAGTCCGAGCCGCCGCGTGACCAGTGCTTGATGTGGTCGAGCGTCAGGAAGTCGATCGAGCCACACGCCAGGCACCTACGCCCATCACGCTCGTACACCAGCTCGCGGATACGGCGCGGGATCGGGACGCGGCGCAGGCCCGAGGCGCCCGGCTTCCAGAGGTCGCACTGGCGGCGGTTCTTGCGCGGCAGCTCGTACCAGAGTCCGCGGTCGATCCAGAACCCGGCGTCCAGCAGCGCCTGACGCTCCTTGCGGGTCGTGAAGGTGTCTGCCACGTCGTGCGGGATCGTCCACTCGGTCTCGTGCCGGAACTGGCTTGCCCAGCAGAGCCCGTAGATCCACTTCACGAACGCAGCGCTTGGCATAGACCAGACCTCGGGCATCATGTGCACGTCGGTCGAGATGTAGATGTACCCGGGCCGGCTCGAGGACTTGAGCGGCGGGAGTCGCTTCTCCATCACCCGTCACCGTCCTCGAGCTCGGTCGACATGGGTCCGATGACGTGGCACGAACATGCGCACTGAGACCAGACGCAGCGCGCATGGTCGAAGCAGAGACACCACCCCGACACGGCGGCTCGGCGTTCGGTGGCCATCACTCGCCCCCGTCCAGCTCGTCCACGCGCGCCTTGATCGCTGGCTGGAGGTGCGGGTACTTCCACCAGGACCGGAGGAGATCGCGGTCGGTGGAGGCGCGCACGTCAGCCTCGGTCGGCTCGGCGGGCGCGTCGGGCAGGGGCTCGACCGTGTGCGTCTTGCGCTTGCCCCTGGTCTCGGTCAGGCTCGCGGTGACGGTCTCGGTGATGTGGGAGACGCGCGAGACCCTGATGCCGCCCACGAGGTCGCGCCCGAAGCGGACCGTGGGGTCGCCGTACAGTTCCGCGCGACGCCCTACCCACTCGGTTGCGTCGTCACCCCATGCCGCGACCAGCAGCTTGAGGACGGTCACGGCCGGACGCCAGACGCGGTTGTCGCCCTCGATGGCGATGTCGTACTGCTGCTCCTTGGTGCCGGCCTTGACGCCTGCGATGGTGACGACTCGTGTCACGCCACCGAGGAAGTCCTCATAGTTGAGCTGGTCCGTCTTCTTCTCGATCGTGACTCTCATGCGAGCTTCAACTCCACGGTGTCGTCGTAGTCGGGGATGTAGTCGGTGGCGGGCAGGTCGGCCGCGGCTTCGTTGAACCGGGCGACGATTGCCCCAATGGCGTGCTCTGCGTTCGTGGCGGCGGTGATGATCGTGTTGCGCCACTTCTCGTCCGGCAGAACGCGCTTCGTGAACAGCGGGAGTCCCGAGTGAAAGCTCACGAAATCGCACCAGTCGCGGCTGGTGACGACGAGGAACGCCTGGACCTGCGCCATGTTGTAGGCGGGCACCTCACCCGTGACGATCGTCTGGATGTGCGTCTTCGCTCGAGGGCACTTGATCTCGATGCCGCCGTCGTCTCCCACCAAGCCGTCCGGGGATGCGCCCAACTGGACGCCGCCGCTGAACTCGCGCACGAGGAACCCGACCTGCGCGACCTCGACGCCGAACACTGCGGCGTACTTGTCGCGGGCGATGGGCTCGTGCAGGGTTCCGCGGGCCATGTCGTCGTTGACGAACACGGGGTCGGTGCGGCCGGTGATGCGTTCGGCTGCCAGCTGGGCGATGAGGGCGCGTGTCTTGTCGTTGTTGGCCGGCTTGAGGGTGGACGGGGTGATGAGCTGGCCGATGACCGAGGCCGTGACGATGCCGCGACGAGCCTCCAACCACTCCTCGGTGCCTTGCTCGACTTCGTATTCGGTGAGGGTCACTTGTCCGTCTCCTTGTCGCAGCCGCAGAGGCAGGGGGCTTGTCGTGGGCGTTCGATGCGCCAGTTCGGCGGGTTCATGCCGCGACCTGCTCGAGGTGGGCCAGGAGTTGCAGACCGACGTGCTGTGAGTACGCGGGGGGAATGGACTCCTGCATTCCCTTTACCGTCATCCAGTCGATGCCTAGGAGTTGCTGCTGCACCTCGACCGATCGGGGCACGTAGCCGCCGTGACGGACGTGGCGTGCGGCGAACCTGTCGTACGGTGCGGCCTCGGCGAGTGGGACACCCTTGCGCAGTGGGGCGCGGCGGCTCCCCCCGTAGACGCCGGCCACCTGCTCGTCGCCGTGCATCGGGTGCTTGGGTGCGGTCAGCGGCAGGTTGGACTCGAACAGGCGGTGACGGTCGAGCACGAGCGGCAACCCGTCGGCGTCGTTGGCTCCGAGGCCGAACATGCGCCCGCATAGCAGGGTCGGGCCGCGCATCTCAGCTCGGGCCTGCTCGACGTTCTCGATCACCCACGGCTTGCCGGTCTGCTCGAGCAGGTGGCGGGTGGCTGCGATGAGTCGGTCGTACTTGGCTCGCGCGTCCGGGTTGCCGGCGGTGGCGATGCTGTACCCCTGGCAGGGTGGGGAGGCGTGGAAGGCGTCGAACTGGAGGACGAACCACGGGTCCTCGAGCAGGGTCGTGGCGTTGCCGAGGACGAACTCCCCGGGGTATCGCTCGCTGTGGTCGGCAAGGTCAACCCCGACGACCTCGAAGCCTGCCTCGATGTAACCGGCCGCAGCTCCGCCCTGGCCGCAGAACAGGTCGAGGAGTCGTGGCTTGCTCATGCCGTCGCGCCTCCTGCTGCTTCCCGTGTGATGCGTCGCGCGTCGTCCATGACTTCGCGCATCTGCTGGTCGGTGATGTCGATGTCTTGGCGCACGAGGTAGGGGAGTCCGTGTGTCATGCAGAACTGCCAGGTTTCGTGTGATGCGCCGATGTAGACGGTGGCTTCGTCGTTGCAGCCGATGACGGTGCAGGGGTGGGCGACTCGGGTGGGTGCGGGTTCGGGTTGGATGCCGGTTTCGGTGAGTGCGCGGGCGATGAGGTCGTCGTGTCGCGCTTGGGCCGCGTATGCGATGAGTGCGCAGATGGCGAGGGCGAGTAGGCCGACGACGAGGGCGACGAGGAGCCAGTTCACGGTCATCGGTCCTTGCTGACGTCGCGGAGGTTGTCGAAAGCCATGAGTGCACCGACAAGCCAGATAGCGGTGCGGAAGTGATGCCCCGCCGCCAGAGAGTTGAGTCCGTTGGTCGCTAGCACCAGCGCACAGGCGAGCCACCACAGGAACGCGAAGAACCTCATGACGCCCTCCAGGTGCGCATCGTGGCGTCGGACTGTTCCTGCACGAGGCCGGCGCATTCGATGCAGTGGTCGCCGCCGTGGAGGATGGGCAGGGTTCGGCAGCGGGTGCACGGGTCGAGCTCGGGTGCGGTGTTGAGCGCGATGATGAGCGTGTCGACCTGCGACTCGTCCCAGCGGTGGCCGTGCGGGTCGATTGCGTCACTCTGCGTTACGGCGATGCGAACCATGGCGATCTCGTGAATCGGCAGCGAGTAGATGTCGCCGTCGCGGTCGATCCAGAGGTCGTCACCGAGGACGCCGTAGATGGTGAGGGCGGTCATCGGAGGCCCCAGAACTTGGCGGAGGTGCGGCGGCCCTTCTTCGGTAGCCCCAACAGCCACTGAAGGAGGCCGACTATCAAACCGATCGGACCGAGAAGGGTGGTGAACGCAGCCGGGCCGATCGCGTCGTAGTCGCCGAACGTGCGGTGCCAGTCGATGAGGGCGAGCCGCGCGCCGAGCCAGCCAAGGGCAAGCCAGCCGATGGAGAAGAGGCCGAGGCCGACGATGGTGTTCATGCCGCCTGCCCCTGTCGCGTGTACGAGCAGTGGGCGCCGTGGTAGTGGTTGCACGGGCGAGCCTTCTCACGCAGGTACTCGACGTCGCGCTTGATGCAGTCGACCAGGGCCTGCGGCGCCTTGTCCTCGCCGGACGCGGTGGCGAGCCCGGCCGTGACCGTGATGCTGCTGAAGTAGCCGCTAGTGGGAACCGCGAGGTAGTCATTCCCGCCGTCGAAGTAGGCGTAGAAGCCGCATTCGCACTCGACTCCGGCCATCTGGTGTCCGGGCTGGTCCACAGCGGGACCGACGACTCGAGGCGTGGTGTTCATCTCGTACCGCATGAAGCCGTACGGGTCGGACGTTGGCGAGAGGGTTCGCTGGTAGCTCGGCGGAAAGTAGTCGTAGATGACCTTGTGGCACTTTGCCTGGTTCTCGCCGGGCACCCATACGTCACGGTGCGTGACGCCGGTAAGGCGGCCGAGGGTGTCGATGCGGAAAGCGCGGAGGCCGGTGACGCTGCCAGCCACGAACGGGCGGTCGGAGAACTCGCTCATGCCGGGACCGCCTCACGGTCGGGAACGGTCACGGGGGCCGTCTCGGGAATGGACGGGGCGGTCAGCGGCTCAAACTCGTACTCGGTCTGGTCCTCGCCGATGTCGCCGCAGACGATGAGACTGAGGTGCATTTCGGTGTAGCCTTTCTGTGGACGGCCCGGTCATTGCGTGTGCAGCGCGACCGGGCCTGCTGCTTTCGGTTTGATCCCCCACCCCGCGCCGGTCATGGACGCGACACGAGGAAGGGGCGTGCTAGGCGGACCTGCGAGCTCGGGTGATGTCCGAGAGGGTCCAGACGTCCACGCCTGGAGGAACCTGGCCGACGAACTCGGCGCGACCCTCGGGCCGGTCGACGCGGTCCGTGAGGACGCGGCCGGCCTTGATGCACCGAGCGGCGTAGTCGAGCACCGGCTCCTCGGCGAGATAGAACTCGCAGCCGACGAGAAAGTCCTCGAGCGCCGCGTGCGCTTCCCACTCCTCGTTCTTGCCACCCGGCACGTAGCCGAGGAGCGTCCGGTCGGCGAGTCCTCGCGGGCAGTCCCACGGGGCCGAGTAGCCGGTGGTGCTCGAGAACAGGCGACGGAACCGCCGCTCAGGGTTCTGCGAGAAACCGACCTTGACGTACTGGCCGACGCGGATGAAGTAGACGTTCATGGCGTCAGGCGACGTCGGTCGTCTTGTCCAGGGAGGCGAGCCAGGCCTCGAGGTTGGCGGTGGGGATGGCGAGGCGGCGGCCGCGCTTCACGGCGACCAGCTCACCCTCGTTGATAGCCTTGCGGATCTCGTACTCGGAGAACGAGGTCAGCGCGGCTGCGTCGCGTACGCTTACGCTGAGTGCGGTGGAGTTCATGACTCCAAGTTAGGTCCAAGTTGGACGCAGGTCAAGCACTTCCGCGCAATGCGTGAAATTGCTCATGTGGCGAGGGGCCAACTTTGCGCCAAGATGGACCCATGAACGAAACGAATTGGCAGCGCCTAGCCCGCATCGTGGACGAGCGCCGCGGCGAACTGGGTCTGCGGCAGGAGGATCTCCACTCGCTGGGCGGACCGTCGAAGTCATGGCTCGCCGAGCTGCCGAAGCGCCAGGGGGCACCCACGACGAAGATGGCGAAGAGCCTGTCCGACCTCGACAAGTCGCTCGGCTGGCCACAGGGGACCTCGTGGAAGCTCGCGCTCGACAAGACACGCAAGGCGTTCGGCGAGGAGCACGGTGAGGACGAGGCCGCACAATTGATCGAGATGGACACCGCGCCCGAGGCGGATCTGCCGGCCAGGGAGCGCGCCATCCGCGACTTCGGCACGATCGTCATGGGCACCCTGCGCAACATGGACCCCGCATCGGCCGAAAGGACTATGCGGGACATCAACCGTTTGCTCGGCATCGAGTAAGGCGCAGGTCAAGGTTTGGGTGTGTATACACCGCTGTCACCGGTCTCGCTTACGGTCGAACCCATGGCCGGTCCTGATGGGGGGTTGGCCGCACCGGAGAGAGCAGGGCAAGGCAGATGCAGGGGACACGTGCATGTGAGGTGGAGATGTCGGCGAGCAAGGCGGCTCGGACGCGAGCGCTGATCGAACGACTGACGGGGAAGGCGTGCCCGTGCGACCGCGGGCTGGTGTGTCCGCTGTTCCCAGGGACTCAGGCCGAACTTAGGCAACAGAATAGGCAGCAACTGGCCTGAATACGGAAACGGCCCCCGACCGCATCGCTGCTGGTCAGGGGCCGTTTCCATGGGGTGGGGCAGGTCGGGCTTGAACCGACGACCGACGGATTATGAGTCCGTCGTTGGGGTAGAATTTGGGGACGGGGCGGCGCTGATACTCAGGTAAATGCGCAGGCCAGAGGCGTTTCGCAGTCGCGGGCGATAGTGAGCGCTAGGGTTCGCTAGGCAGCAGTAAGGCAGCAAACGAGGGAGCCGAGATGGCCGAGAAGCGCCGAGGCAGGGGTGACGGGGGCGTCTACCAGCGCGCCGACGGCACGTGGGTAGGGCAGATTCAGATCGGCACGCGGGTGTTGCGGCCCGACGGGACCATGGGGCGTAGGCGTAAGACGGTCACGGCGAAGACTCGCAAGGCCGTCCTCGAGAAGATGCGCAAGGCGCGCGCCGAGGTGGACGCTGGGGTGTTCTCCGACGACGGGACCGTGGAGGACTGGCTGACCCACTGGCTCGACAACATCGCCTCACGCCGGGTCAGGGAACGCACCCTCGTCGGCTATCGCGGCTACGTCCGCACCTGGCTCGTCCCGCACCTCGGCCGACACCGTCTCGACAAGCTGAAGCCTGACCACATCCGCGCCATGTACGCCGCCATGGACGCCGAGGGGAAGTCGGACGCGACCAGGAGGCAGGCGCACGCCATCCTGCGCCGGTCGCTGGTCGTGGCCGAGCGGGAGGGGCGCATCCTTCGCAACCCTGCCGCGCTCGTTGACCCGCCGCCCGTGGGCAAGAACCACCACGTTCCCTTGACGCTGGCTGAGGCGAGGCGCGTCCTGTCCGCGCTCGACGGCGACCCGCTGGCCGCGAGGTGGGCGTGCGCACTGCTGGAGGGCATGCGGCAGGGCGAGTGCTTGGGGTTGAAGTGGGACATGGTCGACCTCGAGAACCGGCGTATCCGCATCGAGCGCGAGCTCGTCCGCATCACCGGTAAGGGCATGGTGTTGACGCCGCCGAAGTCGGACACGTCCAAGCGTTCCATCCCCATGTTGGAGCCTGTCGCGTTGCTGCTGGAGGCGATGCCGCGCACGGGCGAATTCGTGTTCTACGGGACGGCCATGGACTCACGGAAGGACTGGGGCAACTGGAAGGCCCTGCTGGTCCGCGCCGGGGTGTGTGACGCAGACGCTGCGTACGGCGATATGCCTGCGTTGCATGCGGCCCGTGGCACGACCGCGTCCCTGCTGCACGAGGCGGGAGTGCCAGACAAGACCATCGCTGAGATCCTTGGGCATTCATCAGTGCAGATCACGCGGCAGGCGTACATACACGGCAATGAAGAGTCGCACAGGAAGGCCATGCGCGCGCTGGAGACGTTTGTGAGCCCGCCGAATGGTGTATAGACAGGTGGGCCGTTCGGCCCGTAAGGTGTCTATACACCGAGTGTCTATACAGACGGAGGGCGAATGTCCGGTCAGACTGGAGCGGTGCCGAATCAGCCGAAGACGCCTCAGCGCGCCATTCGCGTTCCAGACGAGTTGTGGAAGTCCGCGCAGGCTATTGCCAAGCGCCAGGGGGAGTCGCTTTCGGAAGTCGTCCGTGAAGCTCTCGCCGAGTACGTCAAGCGACACAAGTAAGAAGTCCCCCGCACGTCGGTGAGGACGCCGGGGGCATGACCGCTCGGGAAGGAGCGATATGGACAGCATAACGGTGGCAGGCGCGGAGTCGGCCGTCCTGATCGGCGTGGCTGGTTACACGGCATGGTCCAACACGCTCATCGGAGGCGCGCCGCCCATAGTTCGGGCCTACTACGAGCGCGCCAGCCACCCGAGGCCGGGCGACCTTGTCGTGGAGACATCATCGCTCGGGCTGCGAATTCGTGACGGCCGACAGCCCGAAACCTGTGTCGGCATCTTGGAACGGCGGACCGTCGAGACGCTGCCCTATCTCGACGACGACGGTAACCCCGACCCAGAGGGGGGCGCCTATGACGAGGAAGCGTGGTACATCCGCCTACTCGTCCAGCCCGAAGCGGAGCCGTATCGCTGGACCAATGCGACCTTCGTGGCTATCCCGCGCACCATGGCCGAGATGCGCGAGTTCCGGGGCGAGCGGGTGCACTCCTAGAAACGACGAAACGCCCCTCCCGCCGTGAAGGCGAGAGGGGCGTTGTGGTGTCGTGCGTCAGGCGAGTTGCGCGGCCACCCGGAACGTGCCACCAGGGAACGTCTGGATCTTGCCGTTGGAGAACGTGACCTGCGCCTCCCAATCCCACACACCCACCCGAGCAGCGGTCAGGTCCGACCCGGCCCACGCATACGAGATCGTGCCAGCGGTCGGGGACACCAGTGACGCGGCCACCGACAGCGAGTCGGCCGGGGTGAGGAAGTGCAGCTGCACCGTCGCACCCGTCAGGTTCGCCACCGTCGACACCTTCGTGGCGCGGTCGACGTTGCTCAGGGTGGCGGTGAACGCGGGAGAAGTGTCGCCTGCGTAGAAGTCGCCGTCAGTGCTCACGTCAGGGTGCCTCTCGACGTTGGGGTGGTGAGGGTGGCCGATGCGAGCGCACTGGTGAGGGTGGCGGCGCTGCGGGCGGTGGTGAGCGTGGCGCGCGGGTACCGGACGGGTGTGCCGTCATTGGACCCGACCACGACACCCGTGGCCGTGATGGTGGCTGTGGACGCCAGGGACGCGGTGCCGGTGGAGGCGACGGACCCAGCAGCGGTGATCGTCGCCAGCGCGGGCAGTGACGCGGCACCGTTCGCGGCAACCGAACCCGCGGCGGTGATGGTGACCGTGACGGGGATGGATGCGCCGGCCGAACTTCCCGAGACGACGGAGCCAGCCGCGGTGATGGTGCCGGTTGCTGCGAGACTTGCCGTGCGGGACGTGCCGACCTGACCTGCCGCCGTGATGGTGACGGTGGCGGGCAGTGACGCAGTGGCCGTGGCGGCGACGGTTCCTGCGGCGGTGATTGCCGCGGCGCCGTTGACGTTGGCGGTGGCGGTCCCTGCTGCACTGACCGACCCGGCCGCCGTGATCGCGGCGGTTGCGGACAGGCTCGAGCCCGTGGAGGCACCGACGACACCTGCGACTGTCAGCGTGGCCGTGTTGGCCGCCGTGGAGCCCGTGGAGGACCCCACGACACCGGCACCGGACAGGGTCGCTGTCGCTGGCAGGCTGATTGTCGTTGAAGTGCCGACAACGCCGCCCGTGGTGACAGTGGCGGTGCTGCTCGAGGACGCCGCCGCGCTGACGCCGGACGTGACCGACCCTGCCGCCGTGATGCTGGCGGTCGAGTTCAGGGACGCCCCGGTGGAGGTGCCGACGACCCCGGCGGCGGTGATAGCGACCGTGGCCGCTAGTGCGGCCGTCGTGAGTGCGCCGACAACCCCACCAGTGGTGACTGACGCGGTGGACGACGAGGACGCGGTGCCGTTGAAGTTGGTCGCACCCGCCGTGCCCAGGATCTCGATGCCGACCAAGACCCAACGCATAGTCGACGGAGTGGTGAGCCCCTGGGTGATGGACCCCGCCGCGCCGCTGTCTGTGCGGTAACCGCCGTACGCAGCCTGGTGGATGCTGTCGCGGTAGTACAGCGCCTCGGACTCGGCCGCCCCGTTGATGGTGCGCCACGTGCGAGTGGTCCCGTCAACGGCGTTCCAGTCGTTGATCAGACAGTCGACCGCCGAGTTCGCCGAGCACGTAGCCGCGACGCTGGGTGCGCTGCTGCCCGTGGCGTTGTTGCCAGAGAACACAACGCCGACGCCGCCGTTGCTGCCGTACACCGTGGCCGACATGCCCCAGTTCAGGGTCGCCGAGGACGGCTTGTTCAGCGTGACGGTGATGCCGGTCGCCGTCGCCCCAACCACGCCGGTCCACAAGTACGCCGCCGACTGGTTCAGGCCACCCGTGTTCTGGCTCGCACGGGAGGTCCACGTGACCGACCCGCCCGACGCGGACGGCGTGACAGTCACTGCCTGGTTCGCCGTCTCAGCGGAGGCTTTCACCACGATGATGTCGCCAGCGGCAACATCAAACGCGGTGGTGGTGAATGACGCCGGCCCGCTGCTGTAGTTACCTGACGCCGGAGAGGCGTAGGACTTCCTGGTGGGCGGGGTCGCCATAACCCCTCCTAGACGGGCTTGGTGAACACGATCTGGACGGCTGCCACGTCGCTGTACTTCGTCAGCCCAAGGTTGTTGAGCTGACCCTGAGCCGTGACCGTGACGTCAGTGCCGGGATCGATCTGCACGTACGGCGGGGCCTTCTTCTTGTTCGGCAGGCTCGCCCACGCCGTCTGCCCGCTGTTGTTGCGGGTGCGGATCGACTGGGTGGGACCGTCACAGTTGGGCATGACGCTGGTCCCGTCCCACCCGAAGCGGCAGTCGATGAGGACCGACCCGCTCCCGTCCGGCGCCGGGACCTCCTCCGCCACCTGGTTGTATGCGTCACCCCGCGACGCGGGGTCGCACGTGCCCGAAGGCATCAGGCGGCGATCGGGGTAACGGCGATGGTGAGGCTGGTCAGGGTGAACGTGTTCGTGCTCGCCCACGCCTGCGACGCGGACAGAGCGGCGGAACCGTTGAACGTGCCCGCAGTGGACGCCGACCAGAGGCTGATGTGTGACAGCGTCTCCGAGGTGCCACCGTTCGTCCACGGACCCACGGACGCGGACGCGGCCTTGGACCCACCGGACGCGGCAGCCATGGTCGCCTGCTTGCGGCTGGTGTCACCAGCGGCGGCAGCGGTCGCACCAGCGGCGCCAGGGTCTGCGGTGTGCAGCTTCACGTAGCAGGTGGCGGTGGCGAAGGTGCCGTCCAGCCAGCCGTTGACAACCGATGCCGAGAGGCCTGTCGCCATGTCATTCTCCTTGGATTGCGCGGAGCTCGTCCGCGGTGACGGTCAGCGTGGCCTCGACTGGCTCGCTGCTGATGAGGTTGCCCTCGGCGTCGCGCACCTCGCCCATGGCGCTGATGCGGACTTCGAACATCTGCTCGGGCACGATGCTCCTAGCGGGTGATGAGGTAGCCGACCGCGCCGATGAGGAGGCCGATGCCGACGAGGATCAGGAGTTGGTGCAGGCCGGGCCACTCGAACGCGAAGTGCCAGCAGCACCACGCGGACCAGCCGACGAACCCGCAGGACAGGAGCCACCAGCGCAGTGACCAGCGGGTGCCGTACGCCCACCAGAACAGGTGGGAGAGTGCGCCGCCGTCCCACTTGTAGACGATGGCGAGCACTTCGTAGAGGGGCAGGATCGCGAAGCCGATCAGCCAGGGAATGGACCGGACGGTGGGGCGATACTGCCGCCGCACCTTCGACTCGAGAGCGGCCGAGACGCCGCCCCCCTCGGACATGTCAGGCCTTGCCGAGGATGAGGAGCAGGTAAGCCCACATGGTCACGCCTTCCCAAGAATCGTGGGAGCCGACGCCTTGCCGAGGATGTCCTTGTTCGGCGTGGCGTACACACCGAGCGCGGTAGCGACGGCGACAGCGACAGTCAGCCACTTGGGCGAGTCGGGGATCACCACGGAGGCGATGCCGACAGCGGACCCGAGGGCGGCGACGATGCCCTTGGCCTTGTCCTGCCACTTCGCGGGCAGCGCGGAAACGAGCGAGTCAAGCACGACTACTCCTTGGGGGTGAGGGTGAGCTGCAGCGACGCGACCTTGTCGACGACGGCCTTGGTGATGGCGGCCGCGTCGGCACCCTTCGCGTTGGCGAGCGCGGTGACGGCGGTCGACAGTGCGGCCACCTGCGCGGACAGGGTGTTGATCTGCTGGGCCAGCGACGGCTGCCGCTTGCCGTTCGAGTCGTACCCGTACACCACCAGCGCGGCGGTGTAGTCATTGACAGCCTTGACGTCCTGAGCCGACATGTCGTCTCCGTTTCCGCCCGCAGCCATCCACGGCACGAGCACGTTCTTGAACTGAGTGATCCGGTTCGGGCCAGGGCAGGACGCGCCACGCTGGTCCCACTGCGCCTCGAACAGGACGTGGTAGCCGACACCGGAGCCGTCCCACGTGGCCGGCACCACGAGCGGGATGCCGTGCGTCGTGTGCAGCCACGTCAGCAGCGCCTTGATGGTGGCGAGTTGCGCGTCCGTCCACGTGCCGTTTGCTAGCCCTTGCGTCTCGATCGACACGGCGAAGTCGTTCGCCATCACGTTCGCGTCGGCCTGGTACGCGGTGTCGCGGTACTGCTCGACCGACCCGTCGTACTTGACGTAGAAGTGTGACTCGATGCCGCCCGATGGCCCGTTGAACCAGCCGTACAGGGAGTCGGCCTCGGTGGCTGCGACGTGCAGGATGGCGAGGCGCGGCTTGATGGGCGGGTCGTTCGGGCCGGGCGGGATGTTCTTGCGGACAGCCTGCGGGTACCACGCCACGGTTTACCTCCCGAACGTGCCGCCGAGACCGAGCGCGCCGAGCACACCGATCGCGGCGATGATGGTGGGCAGCCACAGACGCCACGACGACGAGGCCCCGGACGAAGCAGCCTGTGCGAGCTCGACGGCCTGCACGCGGCTGGTAAGTGCCGACACCTCGCCGCGCATCTGCTTGATGTCTTCCTTGACCTCGCCGAACTGGTAGGCGATGAGGTTGACGGTGCCCTCTATGCGGGTCAGTTGAACGGGTACCGGCTCGATTGCTTTCGGCTGGTCTGACCCGCTGGTGGGGATGCTCACGACACGGGACTCCCTGCGTTAGGACTTGCCGACGATGAGGTAGCCAGTGGAGAAGTCGCACTCGACCGTCATGGACTGCCACTGCGTCAGCGTCTGCGACGTGGCCCCATCGATCGTGCGAGTGCCGGGCGAGCAGTTCACCGTCAGCGACGTTGAGTTGATGTTCTTGATGACGTACCGGCGACCCTTCAGCGTGTTACCCGACAGGGGGTCCGGCAGGGTGACCGTGATGGACGTGCCGTTGCCGACGATCGTGTAGTCGTCGCCGGTCACGGTGTAGTTCGCCGTCACCGTCTTCTGCGCCTGCGCAATCGCACGACCCTGCATGACGATGTCCGACGAACCGGACCCGAATCCATTGGGCCTCTGGATTGTCAGGCCAGGTGCGTTGCCGACCGCCTGCCCATCGAACCCGACCGAAGCCTTGACCACGTCAGCCCAGTCGTCCGGGCCAAGCTCGCCGCGAACAAACCCACCCGCCGTCATCTTGTAGACGGTCGGCGTCGTCGTGGACCCAGAGGCGCACGAGAACCTGTGACCCTTGGAGATGATGCGGCCGGTGCTGCCGGTGAAGTCCATCCAGTTCGCGTGGCCGTCGAGGTAGACGAGGTTGCCCATAGCCGTCACGGACACGGACGTCAACCCGGTTGCGACGAGCCCGACGGGGCTGGTCGTCGCGTTCGACTCCCAGTAGGTGCCGAACAGGTTGACCTGCGACTGAGCCGCCGTGACCTTGATGCCACCCGCAGACCCGTACTCCTCGAACGACCCGCCGTTGATGGTGAGCGGTCGCACGGTGCCTGCCTGGATCGCGGTACCCCACGCGGTCGAAGTCTCGTTCTGGCACGCGAACCGCGGGTTGTTCAGGTTCACGTTGTAGCAGCCGGTCAGGCTCAGGCCGACCCCATTGGAACGCCACCCGCACCGGTTGAAAACCGAGTAGTAGGTGCCAGTCTGGGAGACGCCCGTGGCGAACGACATGAGGTATACGAAGTCGTATGTCGCCTCGGTCGCGCCGCATGAGATGCCCACGACTGTTCCGGTGGCCGACCCGGGGCCGCGCAACTGCACGTTGCGGATCGTGTTGCCTGCCCCGAGCGTTAGGGCCACAGCCGCGCCCGTAAGCGCGGGGAAGTACAGCTCGACGGTGGGGACGGCGGTGCGGGTGACGGACTGTCCGGTGGCCTCGAGCGTCTGGTAGTCGAGAAGGGTCAGACCGGAGTTGCAGCGGTACCGTGCGTTCGCGCCGGCACCGCGGGGCAGGATGACCTTGCCGCCGACGCCGGCCGCGTTGATAGCGTTCTGCACTGCGGTCGTGTCGTCGGTGGTGCCGTCACCAACCGCCCCGTAGTCCTTGACATTGACGACCAGCGCACCCTTGCCGACGTACTTGCTGTCCAGTGCTGCGCGGGTCGACGACGAGGTGCTGTTGATGTTCGACGCGATCGCCGCATCCTCAGACACCGTGAACCCAGCTGCGGACTCGATCGCGTCCTGTGAGGTGACGCGGCGGGTGAACGTGCCCGACGTCAGGATCACAGTCGGCACGTCGGTCGTGGAGAACGACACCTGACCGTTGTTGTCCGTGGTCACCGTGAACAGGACCGCGCTCGTGGACGCGTTCTTCACCGTCACGACCGTGTTCCGCAGCGCCTTCAGGTTCCCGCCAGGGAGGACGTCGGTCACCAGCGTCTCAGTGAACGTGTACGTCGCCACGGAACCTCCACGGGTCGGGTTGCGTCAGAAGATCGGTAATGCCACCGATGCGGGGAAATGTGGCGAAGCGGGAGTCTTATCCCGTCGGGGGGAACCGACGGGGACGCACCAAGGGGGAAGCAATGGGCAAGGTCTTCACATCGTTCGTTGGCACACTGCCGCTGTCGCTGCTGGCCTTTGCCGCACTCAACTTCGGCGGCACGCATGAGGTGCAGATCGCGTCGCAGTGCACCGCCCACTGGTGCCAGAACGACCGCCAGAACGACTACGCCTCCCGTGACGCGGTCGTGCTCCTCCGCGAGCAGGTCCGGGCGCTCGGCTGCTCCGAAACCCCCGCCCTCACCAAGCGCGTCGCCGTCGCCCCCGCCCGTGACGGCATCGGTGACCGCGGCGTCGTCCGGCTCGTCACCTTCGACGAGGGCTGGAAGCTCGCCAACGCGGGCGACGTGTACGTGCTGGGGTGGTGCAAGTGATGTGGTGGCGCGAGCGGAAGCAGCCTGAGTCCGTGCGGCTTGCGAAGGTCAAGGCCGTCAAGGACCGTGCCGAGCAGAACGGGCTAGAACCCGGACCCGAAGGACCGGACGGGCGCGATGGTGATGGACCCGGTGCCCGCCGTGCGCTTGACGTGGAGCTCGAGCTGCATCGCGTCACCCATGAGCCCGGGCAGCTGTAGGGCTGACGCGAACTCGAACACGGTGAACGCGGTTGTCCCGGCTGGCACGCTGATCGTGAGCGTTGCCGGCGAACCCAGGAACCCGCCGAGGTAGACGGAGTTCAGCACGTCCCACACCTGAATGTCGCAGGTGGTGGTGCCGTCGGAGCACTTCACCTTGTACTGCGGCTTCAGGGCCGGGTTCTGCCGGAACCCACGGTGCTCATGCGTGGCGGTGAACGTCGTCGCTGACGTGGTAACCGCGATGGAGGTGTTCGTGGGGTCGGCCGGGATGAACGGGATGGGGATGTTCGGGGCGTCGAACCCGCTGGCCGCGAGGATGGAGTCGCCGCCGATCGCCCTGCCCGACGGGTCGCGGATGATGAACGACTGGTGCAGGTCGGTGGGTGCGAACGGCTTCTTTACCTCGATCGCGACGGTGCCATCAGCGCGGCGGATCGTGATTCCTCGGTCGCCGTAGGTCTGCACCCCGAGCCGGAAGATCTCGGTAGCGGCCGGGGCTGCGTCAAGCATGACGACGTCGCCGCCATCGACCAGCAGCAGGCCGTTGTTCGGGATCGTCACCGACCCGTCCTGCATGATCTGCCCGGTGTCAACCACCGTCCACCCGGTCCCATACAGGGCGGACGAGTTCGACTGCCGCCGAGCCTGCTCCTGCGCCTTCCGCAATTCGGTGCTAAGCCTGCGGTACGGCTGTGGTGTCGACGCCATCAGCTCGGCCTCCATGTCCTAGGCGGCACCCACGGGGTTCCCGACCATGTGCGCCTCCGCAAAGGCGTGTCGGAAGACATCTGCGAAGCAAGCTCCTCGACAGTGGCGATCTGCCACTCGACCTGAGCAGGCCCAGAGTCAGACACTCGGATCGTGTGCCCAAGCAGCCGAGCATCGAATCCGAAGGGGCCACCAACGGGACGCTCAGCGCCGTAGATGTCGGTGTCGAGCACAACTCGCACCGACGACCCGCGCGGCGTCTGCGTCCAGTCCGGGTCGTCGTCCAGCGCGATCAGGGAATACCCAGTGGCGATCCCTGCCGACAGGTCGAGGTCGTCCTGCGCGTGCTCCTGCAGTGTCGTTGCGATCACGACATCCGGGTAGACCACAGACCGGGTCAGCCTCGGCCAGCCCGCCGTAAGCAGGTCGTCCGCCTGCGCCCCCCGGAACAGCCGCGAGGCGTCCTGGCCTGAACCCCACGCCTGGCTGACCGTGGCGCAAGTCGTGGTGCTTCGCGTCCGGTTGTGGGCGATCAGGTTTCCGCCAGCGCGACGCGTTGGGACAATCGGCGCCAGCCCCGGGTACAGCTCACCGAGCAGGGCCACCATGGGCGGCGCGTCGGGGGAGGCGTAGTCCTCCGTGTCTTCGACGTATTCCAGCACGGGGATGTCGTCATCGTCGGACGTGAGCCCCAGCCGGTCGCCCAGCACAAGCCGCCGAACCGGGTTGTCGATGGTTCCCGTCGTGTGGAAGTACCACTCGGGGCCGCCGATCGCGGTGGAGACGGAGCGGAATTCACGCTCCACCGTCGTGTCGTCCCACCAGTTCACGACCCGGTCCGAAAAGGCAGACCCGGAGGTGGTGGAGTCGACCTGCACCTGCACGTTCTGCCCCGACACGGCCTGCGCGTCAGTGATGAGGTCACGGAAAATCTTGTGGTCGTTCACGTTCGACCACGTGCGCGCCACGGCGGGAACTTGGGCGAAGAACGCGCCCCACTCCTTGCAGGTGAACTGGAACGACCGCAGCCCGTCCAGGCGCTCGTCCGTGACCCATCCCTGCCAGACGGGGACGTCGTCGCGGGCAATGAGGACGCCAGATAGCGGTAGTGAGATCGCGTCGCGCCACAGCGACCCACCCGGCTCCACCTGCGCGGAGAACGTGGCCGTTCCGTGGTCTGAGAGCGGGAGCGAAAATTCGAGGTTCCGTGCGGGGATTTCCTCAATGATGTGCGGGTCGTCGTATCGGGTCGCGTAGACCACATACTTCGGCATCAGCCGGCAGGGAAGCAGAAAGTCGTCTTTGCCAGCGAGAAGGCGGCGGCGTTCTGCACGCGGATCGTCCCGGCCGTGTCAACCTCAACCGTGCCGAGGGTGGAGCCGGACCCGACATAGGCAACAGCGCGAGCAGGAGTGATGGTCGGACGAGCCTGCGAAGGAACCGCCCCGGCCGCGGAGATCACGGTGAACCCGGCCCCGGCGAAGGTGCCCGTCACGTCGATGGCGATGTCGGTCGTCCCGCCCCGCCTGCGGTACTTCAAGGTTCCAGAGACCCCGCTTGCCAGAGGAAGGAGGAACCACGTGCCGTAAGTGCTGCCCACGTAGGTGTAGTTCCGCAGGTCGTCGATGTTGGCCTGCTTGACCGTCGTGGCGGATGCCGGATTGCGGAGCCTCGCCAACGGCACGGCAGACGTCGGCACGGTCGGGTCGGTCGGCACGGCGTTGGGAGTGCCAATGATGGCCCGGATGCTCGTGGTGGCCCGGTCCATGACGACGATGTCGTTGCGGGGGAGGCCGCCCATCGGGTTGCCGATAAGGACGTCAAGAGTGATCTGCGTGTCGTTGACCATGACCGACGCCCCGGCGCTTGCGGTCTCCTGCACCACGCACCCACCAGCATTCACGAGAACCGAGGACGACTCGGTGGTCGTCTGGTTCACGCCGAGCCCCTGGAGGACGCCCGCATCCGCAGTGCCCGTCGAGGCCATCGAGAACAGGTAGGCGGTCGCCTGCTTCTGCTGCTGCTCGCTGTTCCCGGCCTTCTGCCATTCGAACACGGTCACGACCAAGCTCCTTCGTAGGCCCAAACGGACAGTTGTGCGGCAGGGTCGGCGGTGTCTGCGGAGAACGTGATGGAGCCACCGCCGACCGGGACGGCAAGCCAGTTGCCCGTCGAGGCAACCTTGCGTCGCACCGAAACTGGGTTGTCGCCGATGGTGGCCCTTCTCGGGGCACCTGCGTTGATGTCGAGGTGCTGTCCCGCCTGGACTGTTCCCGCGAACCCGATGACATCGCCGGTCTCAACAAGAGATACAACGGGATTCGTCACCGGCCCATCGATCCGAATGCGCGGGTAGTATGACGCCGTACCCCCATTGAGCACGGAGATCGCACCCGGGGTGATACCCGCAGCCACCCCGTAGTCGAGCGGGTAGGCAAGCGGGTAGACCATGCCAGCCCCACCAGCGGTGGAGGCGAGCGTGGTCGCGCCAAACGTGGCCGGGCCGTACACCAGCGGGTCACAGGCCGTAACCGCCAGCGTCCACGAGAACATGCGGTCCATCACGGGTGATGCCGAAAGGGCGTCAACTTCGACAGTCCGCGTCCATTCGCCGGCCGCATCCACGACGGTGATGGGGCCACGATCTTGAACGGCTAGCGCCAGCAGCTCACGCCGCTCGAGCGCGGCGGACGCATCAGAGGGGTAGGTGGCGACGCCCGCGGCGACGATCTGCCCGGAGTCGGGAAAACCCGTCGAGGGCCATGCGCCGGACTGCTGGGACCTTGACAGCCGCTCACGCCGCAGGCTGACCGAATGCCAGCCCTCGAGCGAAAGGGTGCGGAACCGGCCGCCGCGAGGTGACGAAGCCGCCGTGAAGTCGAACCCGTTGAACACCAGCGACGACGTCACACCCGCACCCCCATCGCAGAGTCGAAGGAGCCAGCCGAAATCGAAGGGCGCAGCGTCACACCAGCAACCGCGGACGCAACCGCACGAGCCAGCCGGTCATAGTCGATCGAGTCGCCGCCCATGCCGAGCAGCCGACCCGTCTCCTCCCAGATGGCCTTCGACCGGGTCCGCTTCGACGGGGCGAGCGGGATGTACGCCTCGCCGCCCGTCTCGGGCTCGGCCCACAGTCGCATCGCACCAGCCGGCGCGATCTGCGCGACGTGGTTCTCAAACCCGCCCGCAGCGAACGCGGTGTAGATGTTGCCGTTCGCGTTGGTCGAACCACCCGAGGTGTTCCGCCCACCGCCCGCGCTGGGGCCGCTGTTCACGAACCGCTGCTCGTTGACCGTGACAGACAGGGTCCGGTCGTGCAGGCCAGCCAGGGCGGACTTGAGGTTGGCGATCTTCGTCAGGGCCGCAGCGTTGTCCACGTCGAGCTTCGTCGGCGGGACCTTCGCGGGGATCTTCAGCAGCTTGTCGATGTACGCCGTGACCGCAGCCCGGTCCACACCGTGCGCGACAGCGTTGTCAATGATCTGCTGACGCATCTTCACCATCGTGGCGCGCGCCTTGCCCGTCGACTCCGACAGGCCACCATTCGCCTCGACCACACGCTGCAGGTTCGACACCTGACCGTTCAACTGACCACGCAGCGCCACAGAAGCGGCCGACATGTTGTTGATCGAGGACGTCGTGAACTCGACCTTCTTGCCCGTCGAGGTGACGTGCGTGCCCATGTTCGCCAGCGACGAGTCGAACGCGTTCTGTGCATCCGCAGCGGACAGTGCCTTGCCGTTCAGCTTGTCGAGCGTGTCCTTCAGAATGCCCGCAGCGTCGTTCTCCAACTGCATCTGCACCAGCGCCGCCGCAGCCGAACCCGCCTGCTGCTGCTGGGCCGTCGTGGCCGCCTGCAAAGCCTGCGTGGTGGTGCCGAGGTGGCTGGCAAGAGAAGCGGCGGCTCGATCGGCGGCGGTCGTGGCCGACTCCGAAATCTGCGACGCGTCCGCCCAGTCCTTCTGCGCCTGCTGAGCCCGCTGGAACTGGCCCGTGTTCGTGCCGACGGCCTCGTTCAGCTTCAACAGCGCGTCGTTGACCTGCGCCGAAGACTTGCCGGTGCGCTTGCCGCCAGCCTCGAACTCGTTCTGAGCCTGAGCCGCGGCCTGCATCGCCTTGCCAAGGGAGTTGGCAGCGTTCGTGTTACCCAGAGCCGCGTCGGTGACCAGCGACAGGCCGATCCCGAGTGTCTTTGCAGCCTCGTACGCGCCCGAGTCCTGCAACTGCTTGAACGCGGTCGCGCGGACGTTCTCGTTGATGACGCCGTTCGACTGCCGCAGTGCATCCGTGTACGAGTCGACCGCAGCCTGGTCCTGACGGACAGCCTCCGCGTGACGGGTGTACAGGAACGTGGCGACGGCGACGATCGCGCCAATACCGGCCGCGGCAATGTTGAGCGCCGCCATGCCGGTCGCGGCGACCCCAGCGGAGACGCCCATCTTCACCAGCGCACCGGAGACGCCCTGGATCAGCCCAGCCATCAGGCCGTACGACTTGAACCCGAGGAACGCGGCAGACGCAGCCGTGGCAAGGGCTGACAGCACATCCACGGGGAGCGCCGAGATGATCTGGGAGAACATCGACAGCGCGGACAGGATACCGCCACCGAGCGGGGCAAGCGCCTCCACAAGATGGATCGCGGCACCCACGATGTCCTCGACGGCCCGCATCACCTGCGGAAACACTGACCGCACGTAGTCGCCGAACGTGGTCACGCCGGGGCCGGACATCATCTGCGCGAACCGCTGCGTCAGGTTGTACGTGTACACGCCCACGTCGCGCATCAGGGGCTCGAGCGCGACGAATGACTGCAGCAGTCCGGCCGCGATGTTGCCACCGACACGGCCCGTCACCGCACCGAACTCGCCCATCGTGCCGGTGAGGTCCGGCAGCATCCGCGACAGGTTCGCCACCGTGTCCTGGAACGGACGCAGAACACCCTTCGCAGCAGCAGAGGCAAGCGTGTTAAGACTGCCCTTGGCCGAGTCCAGCGAGGACGAGAACGCCTGCCCCGTGGCGGTTCCCTGCTCCATCTCGTGCTTAATGCCGACGATGGCAAGAATGCCCGCCGACCCCATCGCGCCGAACCCGGCAGCAAGACCGACCGTCGCGGTGGCGAGCGGAACGATCGCGGGGCCGAGAGACAGGATCGCCGTAGCCAGCGCACCCATCCCACGGCTGCTGCGCTGCGAGTCCTCACCAAGCTTCACCGTCGAACGGTCGAGCCGGTCCGCCTCCGCAGAGGTGGCCTTCATCTCGGCCTGAGCCTTGGCGGTGTCGGCCTTGACCTTTACGTCGACGTTCTTGCCGTCGAGCCGGTCGGTCTCCGTGATGGCTTGTTCGATCTCACGGTGGAACTGGTCCGCGTCGAGGCGAAGGAAGCCCACAACCGATCCGACGGTGGTCTCGCCGGCCATGGGAGCCTCCTCGCGTCACTCGTCGTCGGTCTCGTCCGCGTCCGTGTCGCGCGAGAAGTGGCGCCACAGGCGCGAATTCGGGTCCATCAGCAAGCCCACGAGCACGTCACGGAACTCGGCCCACGTCAGGGAGTCGCGCTCCCGGTGCAGGCGGATGTTCCGGTCTGCGAAGTCGGCGACCACGAGGGGCCACTGCTCGATCGCGTCTAGGAGCCGGACTTCCGCGCCTTGGCCGCCGCGCGCTTCGTGGTCTTCGGGGAGCTCGTACCAGTCGTAGACGCCCGTTTCCGGGTCTCGCTCGCCGCGCCCGTACTGCTCGATTGCTTCAATTCCTCGAGCGTCTGGCGGGCGTTCATCACGGCCTCCGCCAAGGCTTTTGGGTCGAGACCCGCCTCCCACACCCGCTCGGCCTGTTCGCGGCCGAACTGGAAGTCGGTCATAGCGGCAAACGCGGCTCGGACCATCGCCTCCATCGGGACCTCGTCGGCGATCATCTGATCCCAGACGGGGCCGAGGACGAGGCGCCAGCCTTCCTCGGCCGGTGCATCGTTCAGCGAATCGTCCTCGCCTGCCAGGACTCGCTGCAGGCGGATGCCGGTAGTGAATCCCAGCGGCGGCACGGTGTAGACCTTGCCGCCGATCGGGAACGCGAGCGGTTCCTGCGCGAACTCCTCGTAAGCCTTGAGGGGCATGGCTGTGCTCCTGTCTGTTGGCTGCTGAGGCTGTGGGTGGGGGCGTGGACACAGCCAATCCACGCCCCCACGTTCAGTGGGCGACTATCAGGACCGCGTGTAGGAGAACGCGGTCGAAGCGCCGGTCGCGTTGGTGACGACGATGTTCGCCGCACCCGCGGTACCCGAAGGCACAACCGCGACGATCGTGGTGTCGCCGAGGACGACCCAAGAGGTCGCGTTCGTCGCACCGAACTTGACGCCGGTCGTGGCGACCGTGCCTGTGAAGTTCTGGCCAACGATCGTGACCTGAGCACCCGTCGCGGCACCGGAAGGCGTCGCGGACGTGATGACCGGGACCGAGGCCGGGGCGTACGGGTTGGCGATCGAGGTCAGGGCGCCGTCGCCGGTCAGGGTGACGGTGAACTCGTTCAGGTCCGCGACACCCGTCTTGGACTTGTTCACCTCGACGATCGCGCGACCCTGCCAACCGGTCTCCGAGGTCAGGGTGGTGGAGTACCAGCGCACGTACACGCGAGCCGCGTCACCGAACTGGCCACGAGCAGCGCGCAGGAGGTCCGAGGCGGGGTCGACCGTGCCGGACGTCGCCTGGCGGTTGTACTTCGCCGTCACCGACCACGACTGCAGGGTGATCTCCGAGGCGGCCCAGCCGTTCGAGTCGTAGTTGGACGAGTCGACCTTGTTGGGGCTGATCTGGTCGCTCAGGTCGTTCAGACCGCCGAGCTTGAGCCAGTTGGTGGCGCCGTCGGCGGACACCTCGAGGCGATATCCGCGCGCGAGCAGGTTGACTGCAGGCATAGGGGGTGCCCTCCTTGGGCGTGATGAGGTTCCCCGTCACGGACGCGAGGGGGCTGGGTGGCTGTGAAACTTGCCCGGTGTTACGACACCGGAGGTATGATGGTGTTATGACGAATGAACGAGATGTCTGCATGGTTGGCTACTGCGACGAGCCGCAGGCCACCCTCGGGCCGTGCCAAGCTCACCTCGACGAATCCATCGCGGAGGAGGAGCGCCGCATCGGACGGGCGGAGGGGCGAATCCAGGCGGTCGAGATGCTGGCCGACCTGTGGGAGGCGCGCTACGACCGCGCCGTGGACAAGCACATCACCGGACGTGAGAGGGTGATCGCGGCGGCACTCGCCGCGGCGGCCCACGATGTTCGTGCCGCCCTCAAGGAGGACAGCCGTGGCTGACGCGGACCACAAGGCCCAGGCGGAGCGCGAGTCGATCGAGGAGTACCGCCGCACCCACTCGCGTGAAGGCCACCCGCTCGGTTCGCCCGAGTATCCAGACAATCGTGAAGGCCGTCGTGCACTGGCTCGCTCGTGGAAGCGATACCCCCATTGAGCCCGAACAAGCCCGCGACGCCGCTGCAGTCGTTCCGGTGTGACGCCGCGCTGTGGAAGGCCGCACAGGTCAAGGCCCGCTCCAAGGGCACCAACCTCGGCGCCGTCCTCCGCGCCTACCTCGCCGGATACGTCAAGCGGCCCTAGAGGGTGCGACCGGCCGTGTACGGGGTGTTCACGTCGATCTGGTAGTTGTCGGCACGCGTCGACCGCTTCAGGTCGTCAATGCCAAGAGGGACCGCCGACACGCGCCCACACTGGATCAGGTGCGCCGTGCCGTAGTCCCGGTCTGTGATGCCCTGCAACGCCGCAAACGCCTGCGTTGCAAGGTCGCCCACGTCGAGGGAGTTGTTCGCATCCCCACGGAACATCAGCTGCAGCCGAACCGTCGACAGGTTCTGCGTCGGGTGGTCCTGCGCCGAGTACAGGGTGAGGCCAATGCAGCGATTCGGCGTGGAAGGCAAGTCGCCGAACACGATCGCCGTGTCCGTCGCCTGGTAACCGGCCGGGTTGTAGATGCCCACCGACTGCTGCGACAGGTACCCGGCGATGCCGACGAGCAGGTCAGATTCCCACGTGCTCACAGGCGCTCCCAGAAGTGTTCGCCGGCCTTGTTGACGGCTTCCTCGCCCTTGACGAGCATGGCCGTCTCTAGGTACTTGCTTTGTCCGCCGTGCGGGTGCTTGAAGTGAAGGTGCTCATGTATGTACCTGGCGTAAACACTGTCGAAGATGATCGCCGACGTGTTCTTGCCGCCGCGCCACTCCTGCACCATGCCCGACGCGGCAAGGTCGCCGGACTCCTTCGGGACGCGCACGAGGGCGTCCTCAAGGATGACCTCGGCACCTTGACGGGCGTCCTGCGACAGGTCGTTCGCTGCGGCTGCCATGCGTTCCAGCCCCGCGCTGAGGCTGTTCTCCCACCGGATCACCGGAGGTCGACCTCGCAATGACTTGGCCCGTCGAACGCATCGGCGTCACGTCGGCGCACGTAGTTGACCTGCGTCGCTCGACCGTTCACCGTCACCCGCGACTCGGGGACGAACCGCCACGCCTCGGAAAGGTAGCAGTACCACTTCGTCTGCGCAGACTGCACCTCAGCCCCACCCGGACCCACCGCCCGCTGCACCCCGTCGTCAAGGAAGCCCTTGACGGTCACGGGTGCGGCGTACAGGTCGCCGGTCGGGCCAGCGCCGAGGAACGTCTCCACGGTCGCCGAGTGGACGTAGAACATGGAGATATCCATGGTCAGTACCCGTAGAACTGCGACGTCGGGAACCGGTTGTCACGCGAGTAGTCGTTATCCCACGGCGGCAGGTTCGACCCGGGCGCGGCAACACCCTCGGTCGTCGTCTGCACGGACACCGTGCCACCAGCGAGGCCCGAACCGTCTGCGGTGAGCAGCGGCATCGGCCACAGCCCAAGACGGTTCGTGAACTCCACTGAGTACGCACCCGTCACGGACACGTTCCCGGCACCGATCGGGGCCAGGGCGGCGAGCGCGGTCTGCACCTGCGCCGCGGTCGCGTTGTACGCAAGCGCGGAGGTGGTCGCACCGGAGAACGTCAGGGTGAACGTGCCACTCGACGCGGACACGGTCACGGACTGGACCGCGTTGACACCGGTCGGCATCGTGTCGTGCGAGAACGCAGACCCGCGACCAGCGATCAGCCGAAGCTCGGCCTTGTTCGCCTTCGACAGGTACAGCCCACCGATACCCACGGAGGAGTTCGGCGACCCGTACGACACCTGAGCGGAACCGATGCCCGCCTGGTGAGCCGACGTGACGTTGTTGTACGCGCGCGCGGCCACCTCGAGGACGATGTCCTGAGCGGCCGAAGACAGGGGGCTGGTGATCCGCTCACACTTCGCCTGCGCGAGGGAAAGGATCAGTTCAGCCCGGTCGGTGTCGATGCTCCCCGCCGCAAGCCCCAGATACAACTCGAGGTCGGTCGGAGTGGCGACGGGGTTCGACATGCTTACTCCTCGGTGCTGTCAGCCTTGTCGTCAGACTTGGCGTCGTCGCCCTTCTCCTCGGAGAAGCCGTGCTCCTCCAGCGCCGCCTGCCACTTCTTCTTCGCAGCAGCGGCGAGACGGACGACGTAGTTGCGGCCGTTGGCGTCGTACTCGGACGACACCTCGGGCTGGTTCGTCTTGTCGTCGAAGCCGAGGTGCAGGTTGACGGGTCCACGGAACTTGGGCATTGCGTCTCCTTCGTTTGGCTGTCCCACCCGGCGCCCCGTCAAGGAGCGCCGGGTGGGTTCAACTCAGGGGGTGGATCAGGTGAGGTCCTTCAGGAGGCCGTGCGCCACCGGGGCGCCGTACTCCAGGCCAACCTCGCCGTACAGCTGGAACTTGCGGGACGAACCCGTGCGCGACAGCTCCTCGGTGAACAGCAGGCCCTTGCCCGGGATCTCGAGGAACACCGGGTAGCAGACGCTGAGGTCCACGACCGCGATCTGGTTCGCCGGCATCCAGCGGTCCACGAGGACACCGAAGGTGCCGAACGGGGTCACGACCGTGTTGATGTTCATGCCCGCGATGTTGCGGTCACGAACCGGGGCTGACAGGGTCGACGCCGCGGCGTACACGCTGGTCAGGTTCGTGTTCTGGGCCGAGCCCACGATGAACACGGTCGACGCCTCGGGCAGCTTGGCGCCCGCGTCGAACATGGCCTGGATGTGCGCGTTGAGGATGCTGGTGGTCAGCGCGCGGTTCGTACCACCGTTGGCGGACACGGTGCCAGCCGCACCGAGGACACCCTGGGTGGTGCGGACGGTCGAGTTGTTCGCCGGGCGGGCGTAGGTGCCCGACAGGAACGACTTCTCCACGTCAACCGCGATGGACTCAAGCTCAGCCTGCGTCTGCAGGGCAAGCTCGTTGACCATGAAGTCATCCCACTGCGGGCCGACGTTGACGCCCGCGTAGTTCTGGGTGGCGCCCATCTTGGAGTAGCTGATCTCGATCGCGCTGTGGTGGATCTCGACGCAGTTCTTGACTTGCGTGCGGGAACGCTCACCAGCGGTCGGGGCGGCGGCACCCTCAAGGGCGGCGTTGTTCGCCGTCGAGGACCGACGGTCGATGGTCTGCCACTCGAAGTCGATCGCGTGCGCGGTCTTGGCGCCACCGAGGCCGCCGATGGCGGACAGGAACGGCGTCTCGGTCGGGGTCACGGTGAACAGCTCGCCGTGGTAGTTGGGCAGGTTGAACGTGGTTCCCTGCCCGGAAACTGCGGCCATGTCTGGCCCTCACTTTCGGGGTTGGAGGCGTGTGCCTCTAGGTCTGGTTTTCGATCGCCTGAGCTGCCTTGAGCCGCATGACGGTGCGGGTGTCGCCGGCTGCCTGCGCTGCTGCGATCTGCTCCGCGACGGTGGCCGGCGGCGACGCCGAACGGCCCTGCGCGGGGTTGGGCTTCATGCCCGGGGTTACCGGCGCCTTCCCGAGGCGCGGATTGGCTGCAACCGACTCCGCGATGGCTGCCGCAATGGCTGCCGAGTCGCTGGGGTCGAGTTCCGCGACCTTCGCCAGGAAGGCGCGGGAGTCCAGCAGTGCTGACGCGTCGGCGTCCGTGCTTGCGGCGGCACGGAACACGGCGAGCTCGACCTGGGCGGCCTTGGCGGCCTGCTGAGAGGCCGTCAACTGCTGGGTGAGTTCCTGCGGGTCGACCGGCTCGTCTGCGACGAGCCCGAGTGCCTTGCCGATCGTCTGTGCGAGCTCCTTGCGGGCCTCGTCGGCGGCCTGCTGCTTGGCGCTGGTGCGCGCGGCACCATTCTCCTTGCGCAGGCGCTCGATCTCGGCCTTGGCGGCGTCGGGGTCTTCCCAGACGTTCGGCTTGGGCTCGGACTTCGGCTCCGGGGCCACTGCAGTGGGCTCCGTCGGCTTGGGTGCTTCCGCGGCGGGAGTAGTCGCCTCGGTGGCAGGGGTAATCGGCTGCTCGGACATGCTGAAGCCCTCCTGGGGCGTGAGAAACCGCCACCAGGGCGGGTCTGTCTGCTACTTCGCGGTGCGAAGCGCCTTCCGCAAGCGCGCGAGTTGCTGCGTGCGCCACGGAGAGTCTTTGAGCCCTTCAGTGAGGGCGATCTGGTGCTGAACTTGGGCCTTCGTGAGCCCGTGTAGGCCCTTCGCGGCACCCTTGGGGCCACCGTCCTTCGACCCGGTCACGGGGCGACCCTCGACGGCCTGTCGGAACGCCACGCGAGCGTCATGGCCGCTCCTGCCGCGCGTCGCATCCGTCCACAGCGCCTGCATCTGCCGCATCCGGTACGACGGCTCGTACTGCGTGAACACCGGCTCGGCATGACACCGGCAGTTGTCGTGCGCACTGAAATCCGCCGACCGCTCCGACTTGTACAGGAACCCGGCACCCGCGCGCAGGGCAAGCATGATGCAGAACGAACACGCGCCCTGCTCCGTGACCCGAGCCCAACCCTTCGCCGCCTTGTCGTTCAGGGCGTTGGCGATGATGGTGTCGCGACCACGGTCCAGCACGAGCTGCGAAACGGCCTCGTCGACCTTCGACTGAGCCGCCGCAACCGACTCGGGCGTCACCGGGCCATACAAGTCCGACGTCGCCCACCCGATCGCCTTCTCAATCACGTCATCAGCCGGCCCCGGAGCGATCCGCAGCGTCGGCGTCGCGGTCTTCACGCCGGCCGCCAACCGCTCACGCCGGTAGTAGTCCAACGCACCCGCAGCCGACGCCGACCCGTACCGGGCCACAATCGCCTTCACCGCCGCAAGGAACTGCGGCATCGTGCCCTTGATGTTGTGCACGTCCAGCAGCGGCCACGCCTCACGCAGCACAGCCGGGATCAGCGAGACCAAAGCCTCCTGACCCGCCTGGTGTTCCTCAGCGAGCGTTTCCGTTGCCACCGACCGGCACCTTCTTCGGCATCGCGTTCGGGGTGGCCGCACCAACTGCGGACGGGTTCTCGGCATCCTTGACCACGGACGTGTCGACCCGCAGCGCCTTCGCGTCAAGGCTGTGCGCGATCTCCTGCAGCATCGACTGGCCCTGGTCAACCACACGGTCATCCGCAAGCCGCTGACGCTCCACCGGGGAGTACCCGAGACGCTTCAACGTCACATCCGACGTCGCCGGGATGGCACCCGACTCGATCTGCTTCGTGATCGCATCCGACGTGCCAGCAATGGTCTGCGGGGCCGGGTCGCGCCAGTCCGTCTCCAGACGCAGCACGTTCTCAGGCACCTCACCGCCACGGACGCGCAGAGCGATCCGCATCAGCTCCTCGTGCCCGCCAGCGAACCCGACCTGCTTCATCCGGGCGCGCGACGTCAACTCCTCATACCCCGAACGGATCGCATCCGCCGACGCAGGGTTGCCGTCCGGGTGCATCCCCAGCATGTGCGGAGGGAGACCCATCTCGCCCGACATGATCGACGAGTACGTGTCAAGGATCTTCGTGTACCCAGACGGGTCAGACCCGGCGAACTCACCCAGCGTGGGCAGGTTCCCGTCCTCGTCCCGCTCCAGCATCCACACCTTGTTCAGGTACGCATCCCACGCGGACTTCGCGGACCCGTCGGGGTTCTGGAACGCCTCCTCCGTCACGCCAAGCGCGTACCGGCGAGGAGCGATGTGGAACTCGCGCCCCACCTCCATACCCAGCAGCGTCCGGCACGCAGAGTCGACCGTGTTCATCCACGACGCCCGAATCTCCGACTGACCGTCACGGTTCCCCAACCGCTGACGGTTCGCCAACCGCGCCACAGGCACAAAGCCGAGGCCGTGGTCGTCCCGGTCGAAAATCTCCCACCCAGCAGCCAGCGCGTTCCCATTCGACGCCTGACGAGCCATGTGGATCGTCCGATCCGGCAGGTACAGGGCCGCAACCTCATGCCCGTACATGTCCGACGTGAACGACGTGTCCAAGTACATCTGCAGCGCCGACGAAACCCGCCGAAGCCGCGCATCGAACATGGCGATCATGTTCAGCGGCGACTCATACGTCACCAGAGGCTCACCATCGGTCGCCTCATCGCCAGGACCGACGATCCCGTACGCGCGCCCGTACACGAAGGCGTCAAGGTGCGCCAACGGGGACTCGGAGTCGAGGTCATTCGCCTGCCAAATGCCCATCAGGTCGTCATCGACGTCCGTGGCACCCGGGTAGCGGAAACCCTCCACGATGCAACGGTTCACCAGCGCATCGACACCGATCGCCGGCCACCCCACCACCGTCCGCAAACCCTTCAGCTGCGGCGGGATGCTGATGCCAAGATCCTGCATCCGCTGCATACCGTCGTAGTAGTAACCACGCAGCTCGAGGTACGGGCGCACCGAGAACAAACGCTGAGCAAGCCACGTAGCCGTGCCCTGCTCCTCCTCCGACAAGTTCAACGTCGGCAGCGACGGGTAAACCGCCGCGGGAGACATGAACATCGGGGAGAGGGCTGCGCCGTCGGCCACGATGGTGCCCCTCTCGTCAATCGTCCAGCAGGATCACGCGACCGCTGCTCTGCTTCGTCTTCCCGAGTCCCTTTGCGACGGCATCGAGCCGCGCCTGCCATGCCAGGGTTGCCGCGTAGGCGGCGTCGATCTTCTTGTCGCTCGCCGGGTGCTCCTTGGCGATGACCATGTGCGTGCCGCGCTCACGTCGGCGAGCGTTGAGCATGTGCCGCGCAAGTGCGGAGGACCCGTCGTGCGTCATGTCGCCCGAGACGATGGCCTCGCGGAACTGGTCGAACGCGAGCTCGGTCGCGGCGATGCGGGACGTCCACCACTCGATCGGGTGCGCCTTCGGCCCCACCTTCAGCTTGCGGCCGTAGCGAGCCTCCCAGCCGGCCACGTACGTCTCCCACATCGACGGGTCCGCGTAGAACCCGACCACGTTGTAGCGCGCGAACGCCCGCTTCACCTCAGCCTCAACCTCAGCGACCGGCACGGACCACTCGTCCTGCCCGTCCGGGTGTTCCCACACCTGCATGGTGAAGACATGTCCGTCACTGACGCGGCAGCCGATCAGCGCAGTCGCGTCAGTCTTGCCCTTGGCGCGCTTACGGGAGCCGTCGAACCCAAGGGTGACGACCTCGCGCTCCGCAACCTCCTTGGACGGGTCCGCGCAAGCAGTCCAGTCCGGCCCAGCGATCCACGAGTCCGAGGCGTGCGTGATCTGGTTCAGGAAGTCCGAGCGGGACTCCTGCTCGTCCGACGTCGGGTCCCAGATGGTCGAGACCAGGATGTCGAGGTCCACGTGCCCCGGGGGACACGCAGGCTTGTGGATAACGCAGCCCTTGGGGTGTGCCGACGAGTCTCCATACGCGATCCGAAGGCCGCGGATCAGCGACTTCCGATCCGTCAGGTCCGTCTCGCCCGGGGCCTCGCGGTGATCGTAGTAGAGGCTGTCATCGCGGGCGCGACCCTCTCGGATCGCCGCCCAGAACGCCGCGGACTCCTCGGCGACCGACCCCTGACCCGGAATGAACGCGTTGGGGGACTCAACGAAGGACCCGCCGATCTTGGCGGCGTTGTTCTTCATCTTCTGAAACAGGTTCAGCCCACCGTTGGACTTGACCCACTCCTCGGTCTGATCCAGCACCGCAAAGACGGCCCGGTTGCCCTTGGTGGAGCGCGCGTTCGACGTCTTTGGCTCGATCTTGCCCCGAGGAAGGTTGACGAACGTGTCCAGCGGCTCGAGGCCGGGGTACTCGTCGCACGCCGGCCCCATGGACAGCATTTCGAGCAGCGGAGACCACGTGTTCTTCGTCTGATCCTCGGAAACGGCTGCGATCTGCACCAGCGGAGTGCGCACCTCGGCCCACGGCTTGCCCACGGGCTGCCCATCTGCGTCCCAGCCGTCAGAAACGACCGGACCCAGCGCCTCGGCGCACGCCAGGGCGGCCAAGAATGGCGACTTGCCCCACCCGCGAGGGCGGGAGATCACGCCACGGCGGCGACGACGCTTCCCGGTGATCGGGTCGAGCTCGTAGAACCGAAGGACGAAGTCCTCCTGCTCCGGGTAGAGCACAAAAGGCTCATACTCGGCCCGGTCGGGCGCCGCCAGGTACTCGGTGATCCAGTCGATGACTTCCCAGCCAAGCGTGGGGACCTCGCCCGGCTCGGACGGCCTCCACGGCACGTCCGATCACTTCCCGACCGATGCCACTCGCCACTCCATGATGAAGCGACGCGACTTGGACGAGTTGCAGGACACGCAAGCCGGAACGATGTTGCCGATGGAGTGCCGCCCGCCACGAATGATCGGGACGACATGGTCCATCGTCAGGTGCGCGTGCTCGCCGCAGTAGAAGCAGCGCCAGCCGTGACGCGCGCAGAGGCGACGCCAGTCCCTGCCGCTAACCGTGAGCACGCCAGCCTTGCGCGCGAGGGCCTTTCGCTTGGCTCGAGCCGCACGACCGACCTCGGGACGCTTCCGCCCATACTCCACGGCATAGGCACGGCGGCGGTCACGCTCAACCTGGTAGCGGCGAGCATTGCGCGAGGGATCCTCGGCATCGCGTCGCTTCGACCCGGCCATGCTCTTGCACGACCGCGAGCAGTAGACCGCCCCGGCTCGCTTGTGGGCCATGGACGCGCCGCAGTGGGCGCACGTCGAAGGAAGCGTCCGCATCTCACCGTTCGGGTGCTGCCGACGCCAAGACCTACAAGCCTGCGAGCAGTAGAGGAACGACCCGTGCCAGCCGGTCAGGTCGAGCCCACAACCACCGCAGGTTCGCTCAGGCGTCACTCGCCTGCGGCGGGGAGGGCCTTGAGCCCACCACGACGCTGCCGAGCCGACGCCTTCTCGGCGCGACGCTCGTCCTTCTCGTCCGCATCCGCGAACACCATGCGCAGCCGCGCACGGTCCTCGGGAGTAGCGCCGAACTTGGCGACACGAAGACGCACCTCAGCCGCAAGAGTCCACTGACCCTTCGACCACATGGCGTGATGCATCAGCGCCGTGTCCAGCAGGAACGACCAGTCCGTCTCCGTGAACGTCTCGGCCTGCGGGCTGTTCGCCCACATCGCCCACCACGCCACGGTGCGGTCGTGCCACTCGATGTCATCGGGAAGCTCAGGTGCGGCAGCGTGCTCGAACCGCAGAACGGTGAGCGGCTTGCCAGCATCGGAATTCGTGCGCGCACGACGGCTCGCAGGCTTCGGCGCGGGACCGCGACCAGCCATGGTGACCTCCTGGGTCGAAAGGGCCGCCTCCTGGGCGGCCGGGTGGTGCTCGGTTCAAGATCCCCAGACCCGTAGCCAAGGCGAGCCGCTAACCGAGCCGCGCAGCACCCTTGGCCGGAAGGGGGATCCCCCCCACCGGGCAGGCTCGAGCGAGGCGCGAGGGCTCAGAGAAGGCCTGGATGCTGGCGCTGTGGGTACTTGAGCTTGCTGAGCTTGCGAGCCCTGCCACGTGCGGCCTCTGCCTTGGTCTTGTCCTCGTGGCAGCTGCGGCCACAGGTGGGGCAGGGTGTGCCGTGTGCGGGGCGCAGGTTGGTTGCGTCGTGGACGCTGAGGTCTGTGCGTGTCCACTCAGCCCATGCGATGACGTGGTCTACCTGGTCGGCACCACCGTGTCCGCATAGGTGGCAGATGCCGGCGTGCGCAGTGAGGATGCGGCGTTGTTTGGCGGGGTGGATGTAGTCAGCAGGGGTGCGGCGCTTCTGTTCCCACGCCATCCGCCTTCACCTCACGGGGTCAGCTTGTCCTTGTGCTGCGGGCAGTAGGCGGGGATGGCTGCGGTGGTAATGGCTACTGCTGCGGCCGTGCTGAACCCTTGCCGTGTGAGCCCGTCTGCCACGTCGAGGAGCGTGTTGCCGTCGAGTAGGTCGCAGGCGTGTTTGCCCAGGCCGATGAGGTCGGCGTCTGTGGAGCCTTGGACGCTGGGTCGTACGGCTGCGAGGTAGGCGATGTCTGCGGTGCTGTGCGTGGCCCTGGTGGCGCTGCTGGTGCTCGCTTGGTGTGCGGGCGTGTTGCTGCACGCTGCGAGCGTCAGGATGGCTGCTAGGACGGCTACGGGCCTCATGCTGGTCATGCTGCCACTGTGGGGTGGCGTGCGCGTCGGTTATGTCACCGATCTGTGATGGCCTCGCCGCGCTGGTTGACGACGTGTGCGGGCTGGCCTCGGTCGTTCAGTATGCGAGCTCGCTCGAGGGCATAACGCTTGCTGCTGGTGACGGTGTCCGTGGCGATGCCGGGGATAGCGCGCGCACGGTTGAGGTACTTCACGTCGTACAGCATCAGCGGCCCCTAGTCCTCGTCGATGTGGCGTGCGGTCATGAGCGCCTGTTCGCGCTGCAGCCCGTAGCCGAACATGCCGATCTTGTCCCAGGTTTCGCAGCCGGCACTGTTGAGTGACCAGACGCCGCGCTCACCCTTGGCGTCGACTGTCTCCACGACGCACACCCATTTGAGGACCATCTCGTCCTCTGCGTCGTGCAGCACTGAACTGAGCGCGGATGCCATGCGCTCGTTCATGTCGCTCACGTCAGTCCCCGTTCGGTGCGCATCGTGCGCAGAGCCCGTCGATGCTGGCTTCACGCTGGGTGCAGTCTCGGCACCAGGTGATGTGTCGCACGGCCCAGGTTGGTGCGCTGGGTGCGGCGGTTCCGAGTGCGAAGTGGTCGGGCGTGGCTTCGGTGCCGACGCCTTTGCCTGTGGTTCGCCGTAGTGGGTGGATGTCCCAGCCTTGTTCGGTGAGGGCGTCTACGTGTTGGGCGAGGTGGTGGCCGCAGAGTTTGAGGTCTAGGTCGCCGCGGGTGATGGTGGCGATGTAGGGCACGGCGCCGGATGCGTGGCAGTCGGCCGAGTTGCCGTTAGCCATTGACCCGGCCGTCGTGTTCTGGGCTGCCCTTCAGCACGTCCCATTGCCGCAGCTGCTCGTGCAGGCTGGCGACTTCGATGCATTCGCGCCAGTAGTCGGCGGTGCGCTCGTCGCCGATGCGTCGTGCGGCGGCCTCGTTTTGGGCCATGCGCTCCATGCTGAGTCCCATTGGGACCTCCCGAACTTGGGAGCCTTAGCTCGCTTGGTCGGCGGTCTCACGGGCCGTCGAAGTAGGTTTGCCGAGCGGGGCCGGCTCACACCTGGCCCCGCTCGCGCTATTCACTTTTCCTGCGCCCCTTTCCCGGCTTCGGTGTCCGGGCCAACTAGCGTCAGGTGCATCCTCGGTAGCGAGGACAAGGGTTGCCGCGGCCTCTCAGCACGTCATGGGCTCGAGGCGGTCGTGTAGTGGCTCGGGCGCGCGGCAAGTCTTAGGGGGTTAGCGCCTCGGAGGGCCGAGGCAGAACATCAGGAGGGCTGCGAACACAAAGCATCCGACCAGCAACCCGAAGAACGCGAGCAAATCTGCCATCACAGCACCTCCAGAGAACGCCAAGTGCCGCCACCCACAACGGCGGTGACGATGCCCGGCTGACCCCACTCGCCAGTACGGTGCTTCCACCACTGGCTGCCCGACTCCAACGCCGGGACTTGCAGGAACGTCTTGTCCGAGCCCGTCTGCTCAATCCGCAGATGATGCAGGTGACCGGCCAGCAGCAAGTGAGCGTCTCCGACAGCCTGCCGACCGTGAGCCTGCTTGGCCCACCAGTTCACATGCTGCCCCGGACGCCACTGGTGGCCGTGCGCCATGCCCACGATCGTGCCGCACACATCCAGCGTCACCGTGAGCTCGTCACGGGCCGGGGCGATGAACGACACGTGCTCGTAGTTGCCGGCGAGCGCGAACACGTCCTTCACGGCAGACAGGGCCTCGATGGCCCAGGAGTCGCCGTACGTGTGTAGTGGCCGGTTCGCCTCGTCGTGGTTGCCGGGAACGCCGACGACAACGACCTTGGGCGCTACCGCAGCGAACGCCTTGACCTGCTCCATGAGGAGCCACCGGTACAGGCGAACCTGCTCGGTGACGGTCAGGGTGGTGCGCCACGTGTTCGCGCCGCCTTGGGAGACGAAACCCTCGATGCAGTCGCCGAGGTGTGTCAGGTAGACCGTGGAGCCCTTGGCGATGCGCTTGTACCGGGCTACGGCTTCGGTGGTCTTGGTGAGGAAGCGTTCGGTCGTGCCTTCGACGCCGTCGCCGTCCATCTTGCCGAGCTGAAGGTCACCAAGCGCCACGAGGTATGCGGCGTCGATAATCTCAGGCGGTGCCTTGCGGGACGCCTGAGATGATTTGCGCTTGACGGCCTTGACCAGTTCGGCGATGTCCACCAGCGCCGCAGTCCGACGGCGCACGGTGAGCCGATAGTAGTGAGCCCGGATCGGCTTCTGCAGGAACTCAGGCGAGTCGGGGTCTTCCGGGTCATAGTCCGGGTTCTTCACCGCCTCAAGGCTGGCGAGATCCCACCCGCGAACCTGCACAGGCTCCTCGACCTCGACCTCGTCCGGGTTCAGGCCGGCGTCGCGGATGAACTCGTCCCACGTCTTCGGGCGCTCACCAACAGGGCCGGTGCTGATGTGGCCGGTTGACCCGTTCCACTCGTAGCCCGGCTCCCACCCCTTCGGGTGCTGCGGCCGGTCCCTGCGCGCGTCGTCTACGGGCTCAGTGGCCCGTAGCGCGTCCTCGAGGTTCACGAGTGCGTCGATCGGTGCGCGCGGATCGTAGCCCCACGGTTCGCCCACCTTGGCTCACCAGTCAGCACGGCAAGCGCCCGGGCAAGGTGGTTGTGCTCAAGGTTCGACGACAACGCATCCCGCAGCTCGCCCGCGTCAACACCCTTGGGCGGTTCGGCGAGGAGCTTGCAGACGGAGCACTGTGGCCCCTTGCGCGTCTCGGTCTGGGCCAGGGCAGTGGCAAGGTCCATGAGCGTCCCTTCATGGGACCGCACCGCTGGGGGAGCACTGGGGGACACGCTCAACCCCAAGCGGTGCGGCGAAGTGGGTGCGCTGCTGTCCCGTGCAACGCAAACGGCACCCCCGATTTGGTATGGGAGTGCCGCTAGCGGCAGCGTACTACAGGTACGCTCGCGGGTCAAGGGCGTAAAGGGGTGGCGTTTCTTCGTGCCTCACCGATTAGGCCGTTGCCGCGGTAGTTGCCGCCCACGTACTGCTTCGGTCGTGGCTGCGGCACCTTGACGGGCTGAGCTGCGAACGCGACGGTGTCGGGCTCGCCGTGGTCGGTCTTGACGCGGTCGATGTGCCGCATGAGGTCGGCGGTCATGGCGTACCACTCGCGGCCGTGGGTGCGGTGCGCGGCGAACTGCCGGTGCCTGCGCGTCTCGTCTGCCCTGGTTCCGGGTTCGGTGGCGAGGAGGACGCTGTCGGGCGGGTACGCCTTCATCCGGCCTTGCAGGCTGGATGTCCAGCCGATCTTGATGAACCCACCGGAGCGGACGTAGTAGACGGTTCCGTGTGGCGTCGGCTTGCGTTCGGGCTTCGCCGGCTGCGGTTCGCTGACGTAGGCCGTGAAGGCGTAGACCGTGTCGTCGCGGTCGTTGGATTGGGTGTTCTCCCACACGCCGTGGGCGATGGTGATGTGCGCGGTGCAGAGCGGGATCTCTGACGTGCGCTGGTTGAGGCACTTGGGCCAGCAGCACCAGTTGCGGCGGCTGGCGGGGGTGTCTTCCAGTTCGTCGAGGCTGCGGCTACGCTTGCTCATATCGACTCCTATCTAGTCGGTCAGGCCCTCGGGGAGTTACCGCTCCCGCGGGGGCGTTTCATTGTCTCGCACGGGTGTGACAGTCCTGCGGAGGCGCGCCTCTGTTTCGAGCAGGTCAGACTCGCGGATCAGTGGGGTGCGGCCGATCCGCGCGAACGGGGTGAGGTGCCCGGTTGCCATCCACCTGCGGATGGTGGATTCGGGGCGGGCGATGGACAGGGCTGCCTCGTCGATGGTGAGAAGCCGGCGCTCGGGGTGCCAGTCACGAAACTGCGACATGGGCCATCCAGTCGAACTCGCCCTCACGCCAGATGCGGCCACATTCCTTGTTGCGGCACTCGACCTCACCAGATCCGTCCTCACGGACCAGGCTGCGCAGGTTGCAGGTCGGGCAGGGGATCTTGACGCGGTGGACGAGCTGGTCGGTGCCGCTCATCCGCTCGAGGTTCTTCGCGTACCCGGTGGCTTCGGCGTAGATGTCCTCGGGGATGTCCTGCGCGTACCAGGGCAGGTTGGCGACGACATACCGGGTCAGGGTGGTGAGGTTCCGGCCGGGCACACCGTCGCGGCGGTACACGAACGGGCCTCGGTGCTTGTTCTCGTCTGCGCAGGCGAGGGCGAGGAACAGCATCCACTGGCACATTTCCTCGGCTGCGTCCCATGCGGGGGATGGTGAGGGTGCGTGGGCGAGGGTGACGCGGCGGGTGGCGTCGGTGTTCTGCCGCAGCAGTGACAGTTTGCCGTCGTTGCGGCGTGCGACGAGGGCGACGAGTTCGGGGATGGAGTTGAGGGCGTCGCGGGTGCGGTCGTAGCAGCGGGTGCAGAGTTGGCCGGTGGCGGCGAGTGCTGGTGCGCAGCCTTTGCAGTGGTCCTGGTGGTCGGGGCATTCGGGGGTGCAGGTGCAGTCGGGGTTGTGGTGTCCGTGGATGGTGTGGTCGCGGGCGCATGGTGTGCGGCCGGCGAGGGTGGGGGAGTCGTTCACGGCTTGTCCTCTGCGTCAGTCGTTGGCGATCACGGTGGGGGGTGGCACTTTCGCTGCTTCGAGGAGCAGGCAGTTCCAGCCGCAGTAGTTGCGCACGCCGTCTTGTGCGGTGACGGTGACGAATCCGGCTGCGTGGGCGTGTGTGGTGGTGGCCCAGGTGTCGCAGTCGGGCCGGTCGCAGTGGGTGGCGGTCATGCGGCTCCTTCCGCGGTGCTGGTGCCGTAGAGGGTTCGTGGGTAGCCGCGTAGGTTTCTCGCGGCCCGGGTGAGTTCGTCTTTCGCGTCGTCCCACGCTTCCCGGTCGGGCGGGTCGGTCATGCAGGCGTCGGCGAATCTGAGGCGTGCGGTGTCGTACGCGGCTTGGGCTTCGTCGCGGGTCACGGCTCGGCGTCCAGCGCGGTCGCGGTCTCGCACGGCCAGTCGCGGTGGCAGTGGTCGCACCGGTCCGGGTAGTCGGACTGGCCGAACGTCACGGAGTCCCTCGCCCAGTGCCAGGGGCGGCGCACGTGCAGTTCCCGCACCCGCCGCAGTCGTTCCTGCGCGCCTTGCAGTTCGTCTCGCAGGTTCTGGGCTGCCGTGGTGGCGTCGGCGAGTTCGGCCTCAGCATCATGGGCCCTCCGCGCGGCACTCATGGCCGAGTTGAACCAACTC